GAAAAAGTTGTTTTTCCCATGGGATTCTCCTGTCTTGGGTTAAGTCAGCCACATTGTGACTGTCAGGTGTGGGGCCACAATACAGGACATCCAAGCAAAAAGAAAGCCCCGCCGAAGCGGGGCTAAATCAGACCTAAGTCCTTGGCTTATAGGGCTTACGCCCCTTGCGAGCCGTAGATGCCGAGCGGATCACTTACGCCGAAGCTGTAACGCTCACGTGCTTTGTAACGCACGTTGCCAGTGTCGAAGTCGCCGTCCATTCCAGTCGCCATCGCTGAACGTACGAAGTGCTTCATACCGTTCGGGATGTCTGTCGTCAGGAACCACGCATCTGCATCTGTGAGGTAGTGGTTCACACCATAACCGCCAGATACCGCACCGTTTGACTTCAGTGCGTTGATGTCGTTATCGGCTGTACCAACACGCATCTCTGTTTCGAGCAAGCGAGTTGCTACGAACTGGAGAGCTGACGGGATGATGAGCTTCTTGGCGCGAGCTGCGATAAGAAGGCCACGTTCGTCAGTGTAGGCAGCAATGTCAATGATTGCCTGCTCAAGAGAAGTCTCGTTGAGGTCAGCATCCGTTGTCGGACGGTTTGCGTTTACACCACCACCCACCGTCGGGTGAGCCGTGTTGAACAGCGTTACACCATCGCCAGATTTAAACGTGTCAAAGCCCGTGTTGAGCAATGAGGCAGCTTTTACCTGCTTGGTGTAGGCCATGGCGCGAGCCAGAGCTTTTGTGTAACGCGAAGACAGTGAGTCATACAGGTTGTCTTCCATCGCTTCTTCAGTGATGGCAAAACCCATAGCGATTGTCTCGTGGGTGTAGCGAGCTGTGAACGCTTCTTGCGCATTGTCGTACGCAATGGCTGAACCTTCAGCTTTGGTTGGTGCTGCACCGAAACCAGACAATTTGACTTCTTCTTCAAAGCTGCGCTCTGAGGATTCTGTCTCATAGATGTCCGCGTGTTCGTTCTCGTACTTGCCGTATTCAAGACCAAAGAGGGCGTTGAGTCCGGGAAGAAGCTCTTTGAGCGCCTGTGCGCGTGAAATAGCCATGTGTTATCCCTCCTTACAGGCCAACAGCGTTAGTCATGCTGCTGTAGCCGGGGTTGAACTTGACCAGAACGTCAGGGTAGGCGTCCGTGATCGGTGATACCGCAGCCACAATGCGGAACGCCGCAGTTGTAGTTACAGTTGTGGCATCAAGCGCGCTTGTTGAGTTACCTGTGGCAGTGTTACCTGTTGAGGTGCTCTGTGCAGCGGCGAAGAACGTGTTCGCGCCAATGTCAGACTGATCGGCGGCGCCGTCGAGCTGAACTTGGAACAGTACGTTGGGATCGTCCACTACGTAGGCTTTGATGTCGCCACCGTTCGCTGTAGCAGAAGGGTAGTACTGCGAGAACGTGGGCTGGCCTTGGTCGTTGATGTATTCACAACCGACGAACACACCAAGCGAACCTGTGAGGGTCGTGCCTGTTGGGAGCGCGTTTGTTGTGCCATCAGCACCTGTGGCAGTTGAGAGTGCGATGTAACCATCAGCACCGATGTGAACGACTTGGCCGTAGAAGAGGTTTGTTGCCTCACCAGCAGGGTCGATCAGGTACTGGGACGTGGCCCCAGCGTAGGGCATACCGTCAGCACGTTTTACGGGCTTCAGGCCATAGGGAGCAGCAGTAGTAGCCATTGCTCATCCTCCAGATTCATTTACTTTCACAGCAAAGGGCACAGGGCCCCTCACCAAGCGATTACCGATTACTACGCTCGGGTTTGAGCATAGGCATCCGCGGGTCAGATTCACGCATATAGTTCCTGTCGACTGCTTCAGCCTGATTGTGTGCAGACTCAAGTTGGCCGTGGACGCGATCACCTTTTAATTCGGCAGGGATGGCGCAAAGCAACAACCCACCAACCTCGATATTGTCCTTAAAGCGGGAGTCAATATCTGACATGATGTGTAGCTCAGGATAGTCAGCTGCCTTCACAGGCACATAACCATCACGGAACCGCCCAGACACGTTCGTCATATCTGCATTACCCAGTGTAGCGGTGCGAATCCATCGGAACGAAAGTCCGTCACGTGGTTCGGGGGTAGGTAGCATTGACGAGCGCTTCCATGGCTTACGACGTTCTCCCGCTTCGCGAGTTTCAGTTGTACGTGGTGTCCGATCAGCCATTTTGCATATCCTTCAGCTTTTGCGCCGCATATTCTTTGTTCGATAATCCAAGACGCTTGGCGATAGCGGCCTCAGATGAGGTGATGACAACTTTGTTGCGTGATGCAGCGGTACTTCTACCACCCGGGGCCACCACGGAGCCTGCCTTACGTTGTGGTTGTCGAACCTCAGGTTCCACGCCCGCAAAGCGATCTGGATAACGTGACCGCATGGCCTCGTTAATCTTATTGTAATACACATCAGACTTAGAATCAACGCCAGACTCTATGAGCTCCTCGTGCACCAACATGGCGTAACGCGTCATTGCTTTGTCGCGCTGGAACCAATCATTATCCGCAACCCAATCTTGCGCCCGTTGGTCCGGCTTTGGAACTTGGGTGCGTTGAGGGGCAACCTGTTGAGGGGCAACCTGTTGATGGGCTTCTTGTTGATGGGCTTCTTGTTGGAGAGCTTGTTGTGCAGGCTTCCAATGTTCGATACGTTCAGCCTCAGCTTGGAGCTTTGACAGAGACATTTGAGCCTCAAGAACAGCGTCAGTGTCGCCCGCCTCATATGCCTCTTTGTAGGCACGCTTGGCAGAGTTGAGCTCTGAAGTCACACGCGCCTTGGCCTGTGTGATCAATACGCTCTCACCGTCGGTCAGGTTCTTGCGAAGTCTGTCGGCAGCGCTCTTCTGAGTTTCGGCATACTTTACCGCGGCTTCACGTTCACGTTCGGCCTCTTCCTTTCGACGACGCTCCTCGTGGAACTCGAACTTCAGTTTCTTGATGCGCTTCTGCACCGATTCGCTGTGTTTCTCGAGATCGTCATCCTCTGGGATATGAGCCTCTTCACCTTCAGCACGGCGAGGGCGCCCTTTGTCGTCATCAGGAGTATCGTCCTGAATCTCAACTTCAAAGTCATCGTCAGACATATCCACCTCTACGGCGTCTGTCTCGAGCTCTTCGATATTTTCTACTTGGTCATTCATGCGCGTGTGTACCCCCGTGGGTCTTCAACAACAGCCTCAACGGTGTCATCGTTGATGATTCGGAACTCTTTGCCGTGCACTTTGAAGCGGGTGCCGGAGTATGAGCGGAAGATGACGAAGTCGCCTGTCTTGCACCACGGTCCGTTCGGGAATCGAGACTCGTCACTGTAGGCTTCGTCGCCCACGCGGATCACGTATCCAATGATAGAGGCAGTTTCTTCCATCTGCTTCAGATTGTCCGGCATATAAACGCCGCCCTCTGTTTTCCCGTCAAGCTCCGGGATAGCGATGAGAATCTTATAACCCTGAGGTTCTGGCAGCTTTGCCAGCAACTCTTTGTCATCTACTTTGTCAGTACCGTACATTTAGTGGTCTCCTGCAGTGATTGAGGCTCACAGTGCCTTTTGCGTGGGTTATTCCACGTTATGGGGTATAACTATACCGCTAGGTATCAATCATCAATATATCTTTTTTCAATTTCCTTGATGTCAGCTCGGATAATACCGAGCGCTTCATACTTCCCAACCAGCTTCCAATAGGCGGCTTGGTCTTTGGCACCCCCCTCAGCGAGGTGTTCCGCAATGGCGGTCTGACTCTCGCTGATCCGTGTCAGCACGGTGTGGAAAATATCATCAGCCATCTAGGTCAACCTTTTCTGCTACATCCAGAGCCAAGCGAACTGCTGACTCCTTCTCTTTTGTGTCAAGCTCGGCCACCTTAACAGCAAGGCGAGCGCTTTCTTTCTCACCCTCCGACTCGAGACGTGCCTGCTGGAGGCGTGCGTTCTCAGCTTTGGCCAGACCATCAATCTGTATCCTCAGGTTGTCCATCTCAATCTTGTGATCAAGCTCTTTCTCTTTGATCACCAACTCACGCTGTTGGATCTGTGTGAGAGGATCAGCCTGTTGAGCTGCGGCTTGCTCTGCTGCTGCCTCGGACTGATCCTTGTTGAACAACTTCTGAGCAGCCTGTGCCACAAGACGAGACACTTGAAGCTCGAGATCTTCAGGAAGCGGCGCCTCTGGATCAGGAAGCTCAACGCCAAGCTGTTTCTGAATTTCCACACGATACTGCATGGCGACGTGCTCTGTGATGTGAGACATCATTGCGGACTGGATGGCACTTGCAAACGGAGACTGCCCAACGATCTGCATGATCTTCGGGTCTTGCATTGCCAACATGTGTGTCTGAATGTGAGCCTCGTGGTCCTGATAAGCGAACGCTTTCACAGGCTCCTGCTTCAAGATCGACATGTTCTCTGTCACAGGGTCCGCTGGCTTGATGTCCTCTGGTAGGTTGATGATGTCGTCGGCGTCTTGGATTCCAAGAACCTCAAGCATCTGACGGTGCAACTTACCCATGTTGTACATCTGTGGGGCTTGCTGAGCCAACTGGAGCGCCGCCTGATACTGTATGATCCGCTGCGCCATTGTGGCTGCGTTGGGATCAGACACAGGGATAACATCAACTCGACCATCGAAGTCGTCTATTCTGTTGGCCTGCTCGTCCATCTCATAGGCGTAATCTTCCGGCATATAGTCGTGCACGATGCGCGCCAAGATACGTAGTTCCTGCTTCATCGCTGCGTGCAGGCGCGCTTGAATACCAGACATGACCTGCATCGAGCGCTCCATGAGCGCCAGCGTCGTCCCTACGGGGGCCTGAGAGTTCATGTCACCCACTTGGATGTCACCCACAGCCCCGATGCGACGACCCTCTTCCACGACGTTATTCAACAGGCTGTAGAGGACCTGAGAAGGCTCTTTGTAGGGCAGCGGTACGATTGACTCTTTTATCGTCCCACCGGGCACGTCAACATCCCGGAACTCGCCCGGCATGATGGGTGTGTTGTCCCCTGTGATGCGCATACCCTTGGCTTTGAAGCCTGCTGGTAGGTTTGATAGCGTACCAGCGTCGATCAGCTGGCGCATAATTGACGTGGCAGACTTTGTGAGTCCACCGAGCGTATGGATCAGGCCGGTGCCATAGAACCCCATTCCCGGCAGGTAGGGGTAGTGCACAAAGTGCATGCGCTTGGCTTTTTTCTCGTCATCCTCGTACCAGTTGCGGCGGATTGAGAGGATTTCACCCGAGGACTTGTCGATTGTCACCACATATGGGAGCGCGAGGCCGTCTGAATCAGAAAACGGCTCTGGCAAATCGAGGTCTGTGTGGATCTCCAACAGTGTGTGACGTGAATCATCGGAGAATACGGGCTCTGCGCCCTCCATCTCGTTGTATTTCTCTTCAATGTCGGTGACATCGCGGGTCGGTTCCGACAATTCCACGTCACGATAGAAGCCGTTAACCTGAAGCTTGTAGATTTCTTCGGTCGTTTTCTTCATCACGTGGGTGTAGCGGGGACATGTCCGTAGATTTGACGCGCCATACGACACCACAAAGTCTTCTGCGGGTACAAATTGTGATACGGGGCGCTCGAGAAGTGGATCAAAAAAGATTTTCTTGAACGCTGAGCCTGCCATCGGGAGCTTGAACAGCATCTGCTCCATCTCGTCACGATAATCCGGCATCTCCTCCGTAATGAGGTAGTTCAACTCTGTTTCAACGCGGTTGGCCTGTTCAAACTTCTCGTTTGTCATCTTACCGAGAATCTTTGTGCGTACGGGACCAGAGGCCGGGAGGAGCTCGCCCATGGCCTGAGCTTGGAACTTGATGACTGCCTCTGTCATCATGGGGTGATAGACCCCTGAGGCACCCGCCCACGGCTGCGTACGGTCCTCAATCTTCATACCAAGCAGGTCAAGACCCTTGATATATGACGTGGCCCAGTCTTTTCGTGAATCGCGGTCCGCGGAGAAATCGTCAATGAGGTCATTGCTGAGAGACTGCAGATCAGACTCGTTCATGTAATCAGCAAGGTTATCGTCGTGCCCGATGTCTTCCAAATCATCGTCGTCGGACCCGTCACCGAAATCAACCACGACTGATCCGTCTTCCATCTCAACTTCGAGGATGTCGTCGTCATCTTCAACCAACACGTCGAGTTCTGGTTCCATATCCTCCTCTTCCATAAGGAGAATGTCGCTAGGTTCCATTGGTTTTTCGACTGCCATAATATGCCTCGTTGTGAGATTTGAGCACACTATAACATCTATAGTGGCAAAATGGAAAGATCCGTTCCGGGTACGCGGATGCCGAGCTTAACAGGGAGGAAAATAACAGCACCCGCGCGGACCCCGAAACGTCCTTTTGTGGTTATATCATAGTGATTCTGAGGTGTCATCCCATCAATAATAGTCCGCCTTGCGTGTTAGATACGACTCGTCCTCGTCCATATAGTCGCTCGGGAGACGGATGAACCCACCTTGGCGGAACCGCATGAGTGCCATTGTCGTGCTGTCCACGAGGTCATCGTTTGACGCGAACGGGAACCCAGCGATCTCCTCGATGAGCTCCTCGGCCCAGCGTGTTGCAGGCACCCACACCAGACCCGACGATATGATGTCAGACACGGAGTTGAGCCTTGCCATCTTGTCCCCCGAGCCCCTGTGCGGCGTATACTCAGACACGGGCAGCCCCATGCGCCTCATTTCTTGGTACAGCGCGGCGCCCGCGCTCTTCTTCTCCACGATGAAGCTGTCAGGTTCCCAATACCGGTATTCCTCGAGCGCCATCTTCTTGAGCTCCGGGAACTCGTAGCGATCTTTCTTGGAGTCGAGTAATATAATGTTGTGGTTGTCCACTTCTTCGTTATAAAACACCCCCCACGTCGTCAGAGCTGTAAAGTCAGCCCTGTTGTGCGTCTCAGCCGCGGCATCGAGCGACATAATTATGTATTCGCAGTCTGGCAGCTTGTCCGATCCCCAGATTTTCCACCAGTCTCGCTTCACGAGGGCAGCTTCCTCAGATGTCGGCTGCTGCTGGTACTGAGAGTTCCACTGGAACACGGGCATCGAAGCTTTTGTACGCTTCAGGGCAGGTATATCGAAGAACTCGGGCCACAGCGCCCTCTCGAAATACTCACCTGTGCCTTCACCATTGGCGTCTTTTTTCTCCACCTCGAGGATGGCGGGGAACTCAACGACCTTGTACTGATCAGCGTCTTCGTTCTTGGCCATGTCCCTTGTCACACGGCCTGTCAAATCCTCCAACGACCATCTGGTTTGGATAATCGCTACGCGGCCCCCGGGCATGAGGCGTGTCCGAGCCCCGAATGT